ACAACCTTGTTTTTATAGGGTACGCTGCGATAGATTGTACGGAACCATGGAGTCTTTACGATAGCGATACCACGGTAGCAGTCCCAGGACATGGGAGCGGTCAGTACATCATCAGCAATCATGGCTAGTTCTAGCGGTAGGACACGCCGCATCGCATTACGAACCGAGATTGACTCGGAACAAAGCGTACTGCACGGGATATGTGATACTCCCCGCACGCCTAGCGGTCTAAGTACAGGGTTGCAGGCTGAATCTGTGACTACAGAGTCTTCGTAGTTGGCCCATTGCAACACTGGGTCTATATACTTAGGAAAATTGGCAGCGAAGAAGGTTTGGCAGCATTCTGGATATCCAAGAAACTGCTCACAGTTGTCGGATTCGACCATGTCCCGCTCTTTGCTCATCGCTACCACCAGAATGTCGGAACCTTCAGTGTAGTAATGCGAGAATCCTTGGAATGCCCCCGCGAATCGTTTCACTCGCGCGTGCAATCCGTTGTCATGAGCCCAAGGCAGGAACGCGAGGTACTCGGGTTGCGACATAGGCTGCAAACATAGCGGGCGAATATCCTCTAGCACGCTCATTTGCTCGGCTTCGAGCCACGCATTGCCGTATTCGGCTAGGAACGGAGCGAATCGCTGGCGTGCTGCTTCGTTGTGGTATACGGTGCGAACGAAGTTAGTCTTTGGTAGATTCGTCAGCAAATCGGGGACGCCAATCAGCGCCATATGCTCTCCGTTTCTCGACTAGGTGCTCGTACGTTCCAATGAACGTCGTGCAGAATCTCGTCTTGTTGCGCCAATCACCGTCTACAGCTTCACCCGGACAGCCACCGTAGCAAACCTTCCACCAAGGACAACCCCCGCAGCCACCATCAGCAAATGGAATCGAAATGAGTAACTCCTGACGGTGATGTTGCTCGCCATCTTCTGCACGCAGGTACGGAATGCCGTCTTTTGCGGTACGTAAACAGTTTCCTTCACTGCCATCATTGAAAACCGCGTGTACGGCTGCGGTATGGTACGGATCACAGGGACTGAACCAACATTCACGATTCTGTGTGCCGTCAATATTGCGGAACATGTTGCGGAACGGCTCCCAAGAGCGTGTTGAATTCTCAAAAGTCGTACCAATTAGCTTCTTATACACCAGCAACGCCTGCTCTGGCGTTAATTCCACTCTAGGAGTGTCGAAATCCTGGTGTAAGAGGTTCCATCTGTGGTTCTTTACACCGCGAGCCTCCATCATGAGGCCCCAGTCGATCAGCAGGTTGATCTTGCTGTCGTTACCGGCGTTGGTTTGGCTCAGAACCGTGATAAGTCCGGCCCAAATACCCGCGTCGAGCATGCGAAAGATGTTGTTCTCGATGCGTTCCGTTAGTTTGTCAGTAGCTTTGATGAGAATTTCTTCAGGAATCTTCGTAGTATGAGGCGCAGCGCGCCGATCACGGTTAAGGATAGAGGGTCCATTGATGCTAACTCCTACATTTACCTCATAATCCTTCAGAACCTTCATCAGAGCGGGGGTAATCAGCGCTCCATTGGTCTGCATTGAAATCGTGCGGCCATCTTCCTTGATAGCCTCGCACAGTTTCTCGATATCCGGGACCGGCATGAGCGTAATCTCACCGCCGTGTAATACCGCAGGCCCGCGAGGGCCTGACTTGATCTTCGCCTTGATGGCTTCCAGATCATACGGCAGCGGCTTATTACCGTTCTGACGGAAAATCTCGCCCTCATAGCAGCCGTTGCATCCCATATTGCAACCTGCAATTGGGACTAGAGTCAACCCTGACATTAGGTTTCCATTCCGTGCAAGAAATCATGTCCACCGCAACATTGACAGTACTGCAGTACATACTTACACTTTGGACACAACTCACGCGTCACACTAAACAACTTATACGGGACTGGATACCAGACTTGACCGGAGTATTTCCAACCGTCAGACCGACCAGATGCACAACGGGACATTGTGTTATTCTGATGTTCTGGATTACTGTCCATAATAAGTGACTGGACTATCTTAGCGCCTTTACTGAACGCTTCTTCAACCAGTGCGTTCTTAAGCGGGCGGAAATAATGCTTGTCGACAGTGTTGGGGAAGAGGCCAAGAGACAACCAGTATTCTTGTGCTAATGGATGCTTTGTCAACGAACCCCAGCCTACTAACAACTCCTCGTCATAGTATTCGTAGAACGTTTCTAAGGGGCGTGCGGTCTTGTGTGGCTCAGTCCACTCATAAGCATCCAACAGAACCTTCGGCCCCCACGCATCCGCAAACATTTGCCAGATTTCTCCGGCTCTGTCGCTTTCTATCAGAATCATGCCCAGCTTTCGATATTAACCTTTAACACAGGATCAAAGTCCTTGATCCCTACTTCGTATACTGGCCCGTCATAGTGAGGATGCTCTTCAAAGGTAGTCATATAAGGAGCGATCTGTGCCAGATACGCTTTCATCTTCGGCGAACGATACTGCCATGCCGGGATGAACATAACTGCAGATGTATAACCTAACAAACGTACCCACATTAAACCAACGTATGACATGATACGCGATTCGTTGTTTAGCACTAGCGGATTAAGATTAGCAACAGCAGCCTGGCCTGGCTCGCGCTCGCGCGCAGTGCGAACGAACGCAATCTTGCCGTTTGTAAAACCTAGCAATACTGTGGCTTTCTCAAGACGGTAACGTTCCGCTAACAGATTCGCAGCATCGTCTCCGTTCTTAAGACCGGCAGCAGTGAACATCTCACGAATTGCGTCTTGTACAGTTGCAAGTTCGGAATCCTTCATCTCACGAAACCATACGTTCTTGTATGTGTATTCCCAACCTATACCTGCGGTTTTTCTTGCAGGAAACTTAGGCAACGTATCGCTTTGGAGTGCCCACTCAAGACGCACATAGTTACCGGCCTCACCGATCTGCTTGAGGTCGTATACTTTCTTTGTGCGCTCAAGTCTATATGCCGCACGCTCCTTACGCATCATCGATCTTAATACCTTGTAGCCGCGTTCAGTTAACCAATCACGTACCGGAGTCTCACATGCTCCCCACACCCATTGCGCATATGTGCGCTTGAAGTGTACAAGATAATTAATATAGACGGTTTCGGAAGGACCGAGCGTGATAGCTTCAAATTGAATGGGCTGTCCATCTAGTTCCCAAATCATCGCCCAGACCAAAGGATCATTAATAGCCTGACGAAGCATCTTATCAATTGGATGTCCGTCGGGATAGTTGCCTCCCTTAAGCGTTACTTCGGCTGTTGCCGGGATATCTTCTTCAGTTGCCCAACGAATCGCTAGCCCGGGTACCTGGGTGAACTCATAAGGAAGTACAGGACGAACCAGATTGAGATTCTGGAATTGGTCCATGAGCGGATTGATCGTTTCATCGTCAACCGGCAGGCTCTCATAATGACACCACGACACAGCGTGATTCCAGAGCGGATGTAGTGACAAATCGTTAGGAGGCGTAAGTGCCATTAGATTTTACGTCCGTGGCCTAGCTGCGAAGTCTGTCCCGGAGTTGTTGTATCAATGTGTGCTACGTCACCATGAGCCACGTCTGTGTGAGCCACGTCACCGTGGGCTACATCAGAATGCGACGTAGAATCGCTGTGTGCAGTATCACTATGCGGAGAGTCAGTATGCTGCTTGTCTTGGGCATCACCATGGGCCACGTCGCTGTGCGCTACGTCGCTGTGCGATGATGAATCGGAATGGGCAGCGTCAGTGTGCGCTACGTCTGAGTGCGCAGCATCGCTGTGTGCAACATCAGAGTGCTGGTTAATAATGTGCGGTCTACCAGGCCACTTTGTTGCACGTACACCGATGCCATCTGCAACATTGAGATTACGACGCCAATACATTAGGCACGAATCTTGTTCACGAATCCATGTAGGTTGACTACGCTAGCTACTGATGCGAATGCCGCAAGCACAGCCGCGTTCTGCAGAATTAGACCCGGACAGACCAATACAAAACCCTCTTCAGGGCCGATGGTTACTTCGTCCAGGAAGCCGACCGTCGTACCACCGATTTCAAGCGTCAGTTTGCGGGCAGTCGTGTCCGTATTCATAGCCCACAACCAGATTTCGTCGAAGTTGTCATCACCCGTTACTGCACCGGCCGTATGAATAGTCGTGCCAGGAGTAGCAGATGCTACGACAAGGACACCCTTACCGTCGGTTGAACCAGAAAGTTTGCTCTTAGAAAACGTAGCCATTAGTCCTTGTCCTTATGTGAAGACTTGTGTTTCGAGAATCACGGTACCAGGTGCAAGCTTAGACAAATCCGTTACTGCAGTTTCATACCACTGATTCTTACCCTTCATTTCTTTAATAGCGAAACGAATACGTTCCAACTCTCCTGCGAGCGTAGTAGGCTGGCTTTCCGTGCTCACTTCACCAGGATCAGTAACGGTCTGCATAATAGCGATAGTTGAAGAGTAGTCATCGATGCTGGTTGGAATGTTATTGTCGATATGGTTCTGATGGTCCGTGTTATAGATAGAAGCCGTCAGAATGGTACCGTTGGAACGCGTAATGTGTGTGTAGGGGAACGCCATTATAGCACTCTCATAGGTATACGTTCATACAACTTATCTACGACTGCCATCTCTCGCTCAGTTGAAGCTGTTTCTGCCAAACTGGCTAGATCAGCAACGTAGTAATCACGCAGCTTGTCGGAATCGGTTGCACGCAATTCGTCACAGCAGTTTGTGCAGGCTGTGGTGAGATGTTGGGAGCCGTTGTCCATCTCCATCATGACCATTGCATAATTATTAAAAGGCATCACACGCACGCGCTGGCGCACAACGAGAGTATTCTGAGCATCTTTAGAATCGTAAACCTCAGGATCGCCCCAGTCACGCAGACCCATGATTCGGCAGCCACAGCACTTACAAAACACTTCTTCCACCTGGCCGAATTCGTTGATCGTGCAGTAGTCCCACTTCTTGACAGATTCCTTGAACTGATGGCGCTGATGGCGCTCGTCCAGCATCGTCGGAACCTCTATACCGAACTTGTTCTTCATTTACGCGCTTCCCGGCACAAGGCCAATCGACAACTGCGATAGAATAAATTTCTCATCAGCCACACTTTGTCTTCCAACCAACGACAAACGACGTGACGAACCTCTCAAACGCTTACGAGTGTTCAACAACGATTCGCCACCCAAAGCATCTTCACCGATTACGAAACTGCCTAGCGCAGAACCTGACAAACCGGTATTCATTGTGACAGTGTCTCGCAGGACACCATCATAATATATATCGAATGATAGCGTGAAGTTGCCCGTCGGTTGCATAATTGCTTCAAGATATGCGTAGTTCTTACGGACGCTTCCAAGCTTCTCATGGAACCAAGCAAAATCTGTGTGTGGAAGTTGGAATTCTGTGCTATAACCAGCACCGTCTTTATTGGTTGCGTCTTGGTCTAGCAGCCACACAATGCCGTGGGTATCACCAGTAATAGGACGCTCTACACGGTTTGCATCTTGTCGTACCGCCAAAGCACCACCTTCTGTGATGTCTTCAATATGAATACGTGGTGTGTTCTTGCGGTTCATGTCAACGACGAACTGAATGTCGTTGAACGCGCTACCTAGACTACGCATCGCAAATCTGGCTTGCTTCTTCTCTGGATAATACACTGCCCATGAGCGTTCAAGCGAAGATTTGCTCGTATCGATGTTGTCACGAATATACGACGTTAGTTCGTTGAGTGCGGACAGGTCACTGTTTTGCACGTCACCAAAGTCCTGAATACCGCTCAGGATATGAATGTGTCCGATCTCGGACAGGAACAATACGTCGTCATCAACCTGGCAGAGCGCATTCGGGCTGGCAAGCCCGGTGCTCTTTGTCAGACGCTTAATCAACCAGTTGGCTTGCGTGCTGCTTGAATCATCCAACCAATAGATACCGTTTGGCCACTTGAAAAGGAAGAGCCTGCCTTTGAAGGAGATACCGCCCTGAATGTACGAACCTTCGCCGGTCTGTACCGGGATAGTTACGCTTCCAGCGCTCTTGAAATCTTCGTGGTCCGTGACCGTACTACCATACAGAATGTGGTTCAGTACACCCCACAATCTACCGTTATGGAAGAAGATAGACTTGGGTTGGTTTGTACCTGTCCAATCATCGGGCTTACCAGCTACACCAGTATTGATGTTGCCAGTCGTTGCTGTATCGCCACGAAACACCTGAACCTGATCGAAACCTGTCGTAATAAACAGTTTGCGGTTGTTGCCGATAATCTCAGAACCGCCTTCGGCGAATACATAGATTGAACTAGTGCTCAATCCACTTTTAGCTACCGCAAAGAATCCTTCGCCGCTAGTATCACGCCATATCGTGCCGTCGTTAAGACAAGCAATTAGGCGCTGCAGTGTGTCAACAGGGAACCAGTCACGAAGACCCACAATCCCAGCTTGGAGAGGAGGGCCGTCACCTTCTAGTAAGTAGCCGCCAGAACCGTCTTCTAGAAGGTAAGTATCTGTAGACGCTTCCATCTCTAGAAGATCGGCTTCGTCACCGCCGTTATACTTCGCAGCACCGCCCGCACGGGTAATAGAACCCGTATCTAGACTTAGATTACGGGCTTGCAGAAGTGCGGTAACTGGAACGGCTGCGAGGTTACGCGAGCCAACCAGACCGTACTTCGCCAGCTCGACGTTGGTCTCGACGCCACGAAATGCCATGTCTTATCTAATCGTTGATACGTTGCTTCCCGCGCCTACCCATACACGCGCGCGAGACTTGGTTTGCTGCAAGCGCTTCATAGAACTAATCTTGGATACGGCTGCGTCTAGGAATAGGCTCGCCCGGTCATCATTCTTGTCAACCAACAGGTTGCCTACGGCAAGTAACGAAATAACAACGCGATCTTCTGCGGGCTTGATGATGGGCGTGTCTGTAGCCGCTGCACCAGTAAAATCTAACACACCGGGATGGAAGATGTACTTATACTCGAAACGCTTGCTGAGTGTCGTCCACGGCCAAATACGAATCTTCTGATCGCCGATGAATGCACAGTAGCGCGGTGAGTCTGTACCACTCCATTGCAAGCGAGAGCCGTACTTGCCCTCTAGCTCGTCAATACCAATCAACTCCACCATATGACGACTATCGGCAGGGCGCAAGAACTTATGCGTGACTGGTCGTAGGAAATCAGTGGCTAGACTATATTCGTCTTGAAATACATGTACGTTGTACAAACCCGACGTACCCAGGAACACGCTGTCTAGGACAAACGCAGTCGTGTTCGCAAGATGCGAACTAATACGGTATACTACTTCGTCGGTCTCTGCGAAAATCTTACGACCCGCCAAACTTACGTCAGGTGCTACGGAGAATGTGCCAGCCGTGCTAGAGACAGTAAACGTAGCTGAGCCTGTACGTTCACGGTTGGTTGTGAGCACACCAGGCGGGTCTTTGCGAGCAAACGGCCATGGGTAGCCCTCACTCAGTACAGAGATATAGGCTGCCTGGATATATGTCTTCGCTTCCTCTTCACGCTCTGCCGTACCGATTTCGAGTTCATCGGCACGAGACAATACGTTGATTAGGATATCGCGGCCCGTGTCGTAATTAGCCATTAAGCATTAGCCTGACGAAGTTCTTCGATATAGGCAAGAATATTGCTAGTAGTTGCAGTAGGAGAACTACCAGTATTATCACTCTTATGTTGAAGTTTGTAGATAACTGTTGTAGCTACCCCAGGCGCAGAAAGATAAGTATAACCACCATTCGCGCCCGCACCAGTGCCTCCCGCAGCACTCGGAGCATTAGCTACACGAGCACTGTTTGTAACAACCGAGCCATTGTCTAAAAGCTGAACCGTAATTCCGTTGTTCTGGCTGGCTGTATTTGTAATGTTCAGCGCAAAACTGTAGTTTACTTTGAATCGGCTGACTGTGCTGTGTGGTAAAACCGTGATAGAGGAACTGGTTACATCGACAAACGTACCGGACGTAGTGCTGCTACCAGCAGATGAAAGAGACCAAACTTTCGGCTCACCGAACCACGAGTTCGTAAGATCGGTAGTGAACTGCGTGGATGCGTCTGTACGAATAACACCAACATACGTGCGCGTCGCATCGGCAGACTTGGTTTCTACACCATAGGTACTGTCTTTTGCATGCGTTGTGGTAGAGAGTTCTAATGTAGACGTACCGGCGTTATCGAACATGTATACATAGTACGTGGTGTTAGTGCTTAGACCACCAGTACCGATTGTAATAACTGAGGGAAGCGCACGTTGTTGCCAGAGGCTGTTGACGAACAGAGGAACGATACCAATACCAAGTTCCAGACTCGTCGTGCTGGCTACACGAAGACGTGAGGTGCCATTTGGAGAAAACAGACCACTAGCGCCAGCAATCTGTTGCAGCGTTTCCTTCTTAGACGCGCCACCCTGGTTTACGGCGAATTGATCCGTGATCGCAGGCGTTACGACTGTAGGAAGCGCGCTGATCTTTGTATTTGCCACACTTATCTCCGTCTAGGTCTAAACGTTGGAATGTATGTGCCACCAGGCACTATGATTGAAGGCGCGTCTTCGTCTTGTGGTGCTAGATTGAATACGTATGCTGGTACGATCCACCACTGCCCGCGAATATTAAGACGCACAACGAATTGTGCGAGCGTTGATTCTTCAACAGACGCGACGAAACTGAAGTCTTGCGCCGTATTCCATAGATACGGATTACGACCAAGCGGCTTGTACTGCGGCTTGGCTAGGAATGATGGCAGATCAAACGGAACAACGACACTTAGGTCTTGTGCAGTATTCCGAAGATACGGGTTGCGGTCGTAACCCTTGAAGGGGATATGGACCACGAGCTGTGCGTACGTGCTGTCGGCTATCGGTGCTACATCTACATCACGCGCGGGATTCCATACGTACGCAAGTGCGCGAGAGTACCCGCGATAGCCTAGACGTACACTGAGCGGCGCGAGCGTTTCAGCTTCGGCCGCTGGCGGCGCGCCCTGAAACGCCAGCAGCAGACTCATTTTAGTATGCGGCTACTTCAGCCCAAGCAACTTCGACTGCTAGGTTCGCGGTACCCGCTGCACCAAATACGACGGTCGGTCCACGTACAATGAATCCTTCGTTTTGTGCCAACACAATAGGATGTACTCCATCACCTGCATCAGTATCAAGTTGCTTTTCATACAAAATGGCATTTGGAGTCGTAATCGTAGAGTTTGTTGGCATTTCGAGAATAGGTTCAGCATCAAGTGTTCGCGTACCGGCCGTTAGCCCAGCAGCCACAGCAGACTTTCGAATATCGGTGACTAGCGTTGTGCCCATATTGGTACGTTTCTTCATGTTGTTGCCAGTCAGTGTGATCGCTGTACCTACCGAATCGGAGACGGTAAAACTTCGGGCAAGGACAACCTGATAAGATGGCATGATCGTTGCTGTAGCAGCAGCAGTCTGTATCAGCGCAAGACGCAGTTTCTGGATAACGCAGAGATTTGTCGCATTACCCCAACGAAACGAGAATAAGGTGCCGTTAGCAGCTTGTGTTACTACGAGAGCTACGGTAGTTGCTAGTCGATAATGTCCGAGCGCGCCATGGTCAATAGGCTTCGGCACAGAACGTTGTGCACGAAAGGTGGTTCCATCAATTTCGGCGACGACGCCGCCGTTACCCTGAATCTGAATGGCCATGCTGTATTTTCTCCACAGGCGTCGCAGTTGCGAATACTGACGTGATGAACACTAAGAAATTAGACGTTGAGGGTTTGTCTTTAAAATCGAAAAGAAAAGCAGCGTTTCCATAAACTCCACCGCAGGTTGTTACCACGGCGGCATTATCTTCTGCATATACGAACTGTGACGGCGCACCATTATTGGTAATAAATTGCTGGAATTGATTAAACGTGCCTTCTAATCGCACATCTCATCAACCACGTTCGAGACTCGTAACTACCATATCACGTCTGTGGATATCATAGCCTGTAGGCTGTTGCGCTAATACTTCGTCCACAACTGCATCTATGATAGCTCGTGGAGACGCATCAACAAGTGCCGTAGTTGTAATCATCGCATCAACCTGGTCACCACTCGCTCCGTCTGAATAATGAGCATCGGCAAAAATTGATATGCCGAGATTCGCTAGATTAACTTGCATTCGTGTAACAGTCACAAACGCTCTTTGCATGTCTTCTCCTTCAGTTCCACACCCATGCTACAGTCCACGCACCATATATTCGAGTTCCACTACCGCCTATACCCGCCAAAGGGGAAACTTCAATCATTCCATTCTGAGTCATAGTAATGGCAGCGGCAATAACTGTAGTCGCAGGCAACGCTGGTCCGGGAAATAACGGTTCATTAACTTGGCTCGTGTTGAATCCATAAATCGTGAACCCTGTGCCAGCAACAATATTAGCCGCAAAGACCTTCAAGGTCTCGACCATATGTTCCGTATCGGTATGGTCAGCAGTCGCTACAGGACGAATCCAGGCTTCGACCAAACTACCAGACACAATCGCTGCTTGGCCTGTTACATCCACGCTCGCATCAGATTTGCCGGGAAACACACCAAAGTCTAGCACAGCCGTACCTTGAGCGCCCATTACGTAACCTCTACCTCGATAGCTCCCGGAGGTGGGCCCCATTTGCCGACGCAACCATCACACAAGAAAAAGACGGGACAGCCTTTATAAACTGCCCCGCCTTTCTCGCCACAGTTCACACAGAACACCATCTCAAAGGCTTGGCCGTTGAAGACAAACTCTGTGCGCTTACGCCGCGCCCAGAAGTCCAGGCGGGCGTCCGGGAGAGCAACGCCGTCCGCCAGGACGTTGGTATCAGACATTACGTCGTTTCGAACCAGTCCAGGGTAACGTTGATCGGCACAGCCGTACCGATAGCTTTCGAACCAATCTCGAAACCGACACCAGCAGCCTTCATCTGAAGGGCCATGTCCTTCTCAAGAGCAACCCAACCGCCCTGACCGCCGGTCTGGGCGATGCCAACTGTAGCTTGTACCTGGGGCGTACCACCGGGGGTAATAGCGGTTGCATCGTCTAGCCACGCTAGACCAGCCGTTGGATTGTCAGGATGCTTCTTGTTCTCGGTAGAAGCCGTACCACCAGAACCAGTCGTGCCTGGACGGATGCCATAGATCACACCACCACCGGCAGTGCCATGGCGGGCGTTGGCATAGATGCCTACAATGCCAGAAGGTACAGCCGCAGCAGGAACCGAGCGAAGGTGCGTGCTCAGCGTCTGAGTCGTGCCGTTGGTAGAAGTTTCACGCGTTACGTCGTAGTAGAATGGCAAGTTAGCCTCCAACGCGCTTAAGGAACGCAGCGAGTTCTGCTTTAGCAGACTCAAGTCTAGAACGTACCGCATCTTCTTCGAGTTTATAAGCAAGCACCGCCGCGTCGTGCGCATCACGCAGCTCCGCTTGCTTTTTGCCAGCATCCGTCTGGTCCTGCTGCATCTTGCGAGCTAACGCAGCACGTGCTTCGTCACGAGCGTGCTCAAGTTCATCAGCTTGAGACTTCAGCGCATTGATCTTCTCGCGCCATGCTGATTCTTGGTCTTCATTTGCCTTCTGTAAGCTACCAAGCGTACTCTTGATCTCGGCTGACTTCGCTGCATACTGCTCAGACGCAAGTTTCGTATCAGCTTGTAGCGCCGCGAGTTCAGCCTGAAGCGGCGCAAGTTGTTTGCGAAGATCGGCAACTTCCTGTTCAGCATTGAGCGCAGTTGTAAGATGTTCTTTCAAACGTTCAAGTTGAGGAGCTAATGCGCCTCCTGGTCCAAGAAGTGACAGAACAGCATTTACTGTACTACGAGCCTGAGCATTACTCATTGACTATCTCCGACTCGTGGTTGTGACCATAAGACGAACCGTAGCACCAGCGGTAGCAGTCACAGGACGAACTTGAACACAATCTTCTAGAATTTGAATTGGGTTATTATCAGCAAGCGAAATGTCAGTTGAGTTTGGACTGCGTAGATCGCCCCAAACCGCAGTTTCACTTTTCAGATGAAGAGAACCTTGAATGTTGACTGTGCCCGTTCCGGCTATTCTTTGTACAACTTTGCTTGAAAATTGTGGCGCAACAACACCCACACCGTCATCACCAGCCGCAGCTAGTACCCATTCATAAATAACAACACCGGTAGGGATATCTTCTCCCGCACCGGGTTGGACACGCGTATATTGTGCTGTTGCCATTTGTTAGTCCTTGTAGCCGGCTACTTCGAGCAGGCTGTTCTCGTCTTTGATGACTACTTTCGCCTTAGGCTGCGCTGCGTTCTTCTTGGGACGGCCACGGCCCTTCTTCGGAATCACGGCCTCTTCCTTCGTCTCCGCAATCGGCGCAGCGGGCTTCTTGTCCTTATTCACGAACTCAGTAGCAAGCTTGCGATATGGCTGCGGAAGGTATTCAACATCCGATACATTCTCAACGGGCTGGCCATTCTTGTAGAAGAAGCCGCCGTCGCACATATAAATTTCAGGCTTCTGTCTGCTGCCTTCATTGAGTAGGACTGTACGACCGCCTACCATACCATAACGAGCGGGTTCGCCAGCATCAGCGAAACTGTGATCGACGCGTAGATACTTGCCTTGGCCAATGTGTAGAACTTGCATTTGGTTTCTCCGTGCCCGGACGGGCAGAGTGGATTTGTCCGCGTTGTGTGGGGGTATCCCACTGGATGCGCGGCCCCCGGGATGGCTTTGGGTGCTGGAATCGAACCAACATCTGGGGCTTCAGAGACCCCGGTCCTGCCGTTAAACGAACCCAAAGTGAAATGGAGATACCTGTTGGAGTTGCACCAACCTCTCGCGGGTTGCAGCCGCGCGCTTGACTGCTCAGCCAAGGCATCATTGAATTGGTCACCCCACGGGGAGTCGCACCCCGATTCGCGCCTTGAGAGGGCGCTTTCCTGTCTGTTAGAAGATAGGGTGAAATGGTGCAAGCAGATGGATTCGAACCACCGTAGGTCGCAATGCCTGCGAGTTTACAGCTCGCCGTCGTTGGCCGCTTGACTATGCTTGCAGAAATGGAGCCGACTGAAGGAATCGAACCCTCGCCCCGTCCTTACGAAAGGCGGATTCTGCCACTATACTAAGTCGACTCGTACTGGCGATTCGTACGGGTACTGCCCCCGTCGTCTCTCCCGTGACAGGGGAGCGACTCCACTTGTTGTCTTACGAACCGTACAACTGGGGTGATTGGAGGGTTCCGCCCCCTCATTTTCGCCTTCACAGGGCGACGATCTGCTGTTGATCTACAAACACCGTGGAACTGGTGGAGAAGTAGGGAGTTGAACCCTCGGAACCTTCTTGCAAGGAAGATTCGCGTCCCGACGCACATCCCCATAATGGTTGCGGTGCTGAGAATCGAACTCAGCCTTCTTGGCTTATGAGACCAGATGGGTCACCAGACCTCTCACCACATTGGCTGCCTCTGCTGGGTTCGCACCAGCGACGCAGGGCTTTTCAGACCCTCGCTCTACTACTGAGCTAAGAGGCAATTGGCGGAAGATACAGGACTCGAACCTGTGCATCGGCTCTTCACCGATTCGCCTGTTTTCAAGACAGGTGCCTTGCCGCTAGACTAATCTTCCGTGAAACTAAATGGCGGTAGCTGTAGGATTCGAACCTACACAACCCTCGCAGGTCGCTTGGTTAGCAACCAAGTGCAATGCCGTTATGCGAAGCTACCGTTGAACTTAGGATGGACGGTCGTGCGCACGACCGAACCGCATGGGCTCTTATCCATACCTTAAGGCGTCCCTGAATGGCTCCCTCGGCTGGATTCGAACCAACGCGCCATGGTTAACAGCCAAGTATGCTGCCGCTACATCACAAGGGAGTGAAACTGGTTGGCCGCAGGGGACTTGAACCCCCATCGTGCGGATTAAGAGTCCGCTGTAATTGCCATTATACTAACGGCCAGTGGCGAACGGTGTAGGTAACGCTCCCACGATAGCATGTTTTGGAGACACGCTTGCGTCTTACGCCCCGTCCATATATGGTATCCCTAGAAGGACTTGCACCCTCGACCTTTCAGTTCGTAGCTGAATGCTCTAATCTAACTGAGCTATAGGGACGATGTTGAACCAGGCCCGACTGCCACGGGCTGTAACCTAAGAAGGGCGTCCCCTTCCCGTGGCCCTTTCCTTGCCGAAGCAAGCTTATGACGGCACACGCCAAGCTAGCTGGTCCTAATTTCTGGGCTCCCATGAAGGATTCGAACCCTCGACCTTGGAGGTAGAAGCTCCGCGCTCTGGTCCACTGAGCTAATGGGAGATGGTAGCTGCTGAGGGATTCGCACTCTCATGACCCGCTAATAAGGCAGGCATCCTGCTGTTGGATGAAGCAGCGATTTGGTACGTGCTCATGGATTTGCACCATGGCTTACCGCTAATCGGGCGGCAGTGCTGCTGTTACACCAAGCACGTATATGTCGGGCCAGATGCTCTGCTAGTCAAGGGGGCAGGCAGAGCCCACGCAAGTAAAACCCCCACTAGGTCCACAGTTATTCCCCGACTGGGTGGACTCCACGCAACATTGGTGGCCATAGAGGGAATCGCACCCTCACGCCTTGCGGCAGCGGGTTTTGAGTCCGCCGCGTCTGCTGTTCCGCCATATGGCTACGAATTGGCAGGGCTCGATACCGGCATAGCATAAGCCCTCACTCTCAATGTTCCCAGGTAATGTACACTTCCTGGCATTGGCCGGTGCGTCAAATTGGTACCCTCTAGAGGAGTCGAACCTCTACGCCTTTCGGCACTAGTTTCTAAAACTAGCATGGCTGCCATTACATCAAGAGGGCACGAACTTACGGAGAGTAGGCGTGTGATTCGACGCCTCGTTCTTATGATTCATTGCACCGAGTTGGGAAACCGCGCGCCCCACGTTATCCCCCACGAGCGAGGGGGTCTCGGGTTACACCTTTGAATCTCTCCTGTTACAACTGGTGCGCAATGTAGGAATCGGACCCACCTTGCCCCGCTTGTAGGGCGGGCGCTATCCCCAGATAGCTAATCGCGCATGAAACTGGACCGGGTACGGGGAGTTGCACCCCGACTTCATTTTTGGTAGAAACGCGTGCTGCTGTTAAACACTACACCCAGGTCAGAAACGCGTCCCCCGCAGCGTGCTCGCTGCCCTCCGTCGCAAGCGACGGCCCCGAACAGGTAGGGGTCGCAAAATGGTCAGGGCGGATGGATTCGCACCACCGTTCTCCCGGTTCCAGGCCGGGCGGATTAAACTGGACTTTCCTACACCCTGTCATCAACAATGTAATTATGCGAACACCCCCGGCCGAGGGATTGTGCTCGGTGGCCACCGTCACTAGCTCGCATCCCTCGGATAACGCCGAGAGACGTTGGGCCGTCTTTACGACCCCGCAATAATGTATCTACACTTCTAGTATATCACGCGCCGAAGCACGTGTCAAGCAGAATTACCAACCAGTAGCGACGAAAAAGTACGTACGTGCACCCGGCACTTCAGCCGTGTCAGCTTCTAGAAGCGGACCACCAGCAGCAGCGGCCTCTTCCTCGTAGAACTGCATCTTGTAGTTTGTCTTGTCGTACTTGGTTAGATACTGCGTCGTAGCAGCCGCCTGGCCAAACAGATCAAGATTTGCTAGTTCACGCACCATACCAAACTTACCCTTGTCTGGAAGTGGCACACCGCCAGTAGGATAGGTATCAGTACCGGCAAGAGCAAGCGTACCTTCAGTTACACGCTCACGAGAGTTTGCATTCAGCTTGCGGTTAGTTACAACTACAGTCCAACTTGCAGCAGTTAAAGCAGCCATATTTTATCCTTTGACCCACCGGTTCACCCTCCCCGCAAGGGATTCAAGGGGCTCACCGTCAGTATTCTGACAGCCGTATGGGTAGATTGAAGTTTGTTGCGCGGTTTTATATACTGAGACGCGCCCCTCAGCCTGACTAATTAAGCTTAGGCAGAAGCTAGCATGTCAGCCTGGTTCGCAGGCTGTTCAGGCATACGCTCGACCAATAGAATTGGCGCGAACGTTGAAGCAGCAGAAACGTTGGCAGTTACTTCGATAACAACCTGGTCGCCCTCGTTCAGTACAACCGAGGTCGTTGGGTCCTTATAGATATACTTACCCTGGCGGTTGACAGCATCCTTGGTAATTGAAAGCAGGTTCACACGACCAGTAGATGCATCACCGGCAGTAGGAAGCTTATCCAATTCAAGAACAGCGTCAGTGGCGTCAGTAGTTAGCCACACAAGTGCCCAACGGCGTACTTGGCACTTATATGGTACCGTAATGAACCACACATCACCCGCAGTAGCGGCCGACAGACCCGCGTTAGTCGCACCCGCGAATCGAGCGATATCTACATAATCATGATAAACAGCAGACATTGTGTCATTCCTCCTTATGAACTCGTTACGTGGATGACACGTGCTTCGCCGTCGTTAGCCGTGTCCCAGACGATACCGAACTCTAGCATACCGATCCAGGCAACTGCGTTCTGCAAACCGAAGTTACCAGGAATAGCTGCACGTAGCTCAGGGTCCATGACTACAGCCATTGCAACAGCGTCGTCACCGAAGACAAGCGCCTCACCGAGTACACCAGCCAAGCCCTTGTTATTAGCAAGCGCATTGGTGTGGTTTACTTCAACGAAGCGAATGTTCTCGATCTTACCGACTTCGCCCTTTAGGAAGGCGTCGCCCGGCTGGATGTACTGTCTCCACTGCACGAACTCAGGATCGTTCTTGATTCCGCGAAGCGCCTTTACAGACGCTAGGCAGACATACTCTTCGCCACCACCGTAGCCGGGGGTGTGAATGGTATCAGCTAGATAGTCGCGGATAACCTTCACGTGAGCTACTGAAAGGTTCTCAGTCGCCTGCGTAGAGGCCGTACCGTCCGTATCGAACACGCCACCAGTAAGTGACGTTGGGATGAACTTAATTTGTGCCGTCTTGAATGCACCGGCAGCAGCCGTATCCAGCGTTAGCTGCATCTGCTGCTTAAGCTTCTTCTGAATCTTGTCCGTTAGGTCGAACTCAGAAAGTAGCTCGCTCTGCTCGGTATACTCAATACCACGGCCGAAATAGCTGACCGTGATTGACGTAGTGCTCATAGCGAAGGTATCGATAGGCACGCGGTCACGCTCGCCGAACTTTGCAGAGGTAGGCTCTGCGATGTTCTTCACGCGTGAGATGGTGATCGTCTCACCAGCTTTGCGGCCGTATCCAGGCTCAACTTGCACATACTGCATGAACTTGGACTCAGCAACAGCGGCTTCACGAAGCTTCATGCTAAGAGCATGGTTCTTGAACGCACCCGCAGGCGCGTCTAGTGTCCATGTGAACTCAGCCATATTAGAATCTCCTAGAAGTTATTATGTCGAAGCGGGAATCTTACGGGCTTGAACAGCCCTAAGCTGGTCAACGAAGGTCGTTGGGGCTGTAGGTGAACCGCCAGGACCAGAACCTGCCTGCGAACCGGATGGCATCACAACGGCAGCGGTTTGACGAACCCCCTGCGATTGTTGTGTTGTCTGCTGCGCCACCTGCGTACGGGAACCTATTACGGCTCTCGCAAGATCGACGGCGCGAGTGATTTGCCATTCCAACTTTTCAGCTACGGTTACTAGTTCCATCGGTGTCTCAGCTTCTGCCTTTGAAGACATAGCCCAGAACAGCTCAATCGGAACATCAGGAGCCTTTTCGCTCACTTCCTTGTTAATGGCTTTCGCCACCAGAAGATCACGCTGCTGAGCGCGAGCGCGGTTAGTCTGCTCGATCTGACGTTGCTGCAAATCTGCCAGCACCGCTTTCTTCGAGCGTTCCTCCGCAGTCGCAAGCAGATGACGGAATGCTTCCTCGTCACTCGGCGCTGCCTGATATGCCTTCCATGCCTGCTTAACCTCATCGTCTACTGTATCAGTAGGCGCTTGGGGATTTGTTACCTTTTGGATAACAGGCCCGAGCAGCGGATGATTCAGGATGTTGTTAAGCTGGTTGCGCATCTTCGCTGCATCGGCGGTAGCCTCATGCATCTTACGTTGCGCGTCTTTGACTCTTTGCTCCGCTAGTGCTGCTGCCTCAGGCGAACCCAGTGGGGCCGGAGTAGCTGGTGCTGCTGGAGCGGCCGGTGCAACCGTCGGCAGTGTAACCGGACCCGTTAGCTGAGCATCTGCTAACGATGGTCTTGGCGCAGTCGGCGAAGCCGGAATATCCGGGGCCGGTGGTGCTACTGCTACTGGTGCAGGGGCTGGTGCGGCGGGGGCCGCAGGTACTGCTGGATTTGTTACGTTAGGTTCCATTATAATCTCCTAGAGTCCAGGATTCAGTACCTGGGTAGGTTTAGACTGCTACTGCTTCATCAATCTTCTGTTTAATTTCGGAAGCTTTTAGTCGGCGTTCAGCGATGCGGTTCATTGCTCCCGCACCAAGTTGTACAGAGCCATCAATAAGAGAAACAAGATCGTCCAAAGACTTAAGGGAATCAATGTGCGCTTCACCTTGCTTTACCTTATCAAGCCACAGATCGTGCAGTCGAGAAATCATGGGGAAGAAGTCCTTCTCCCAGACTCCCGAAGCCATGATCCGCTGCCCACGCTCGGCTAGCTGCTGGTCTTTACGTTCCTGACCAGCTTCCAGCACTTTGCGGATTGCCGCGCCTTGGCCTTTAGTCTTACCGAGTGACCACTGCATATTAGTATTTTGGCGTATTCACCGGAGGCGCGTCGACTTTATGGCAAACGCCAGCCTTCTTCGGATTGCTCTGAGGATTGTCTTTGCTCAGAACCTTCTGCTTCTCAGGTGCCTTAACAACCTTCACGCTTGGAGCGGAAGTCGTTCCCATGCTTCCCATTAAACTCTCCGATATCCTTGGGCGATTTCTTGTTCCGTAAATGCCCCAGAACCGTGTACGGCCTTCTTCTGATTCTTGCTCAAACCAGCTTCGCTCATTGCGATAGCAATAGCTTGCTTGCGATCCGTTACCACCGGTCCTTTGGAAGAGCCACTATGAAGCTTGCCCTCTTTGAACTTGTGGAGTTCTTGTTGTACGCCCTTCTGACCCTTTGCGACTGGCATTACGCGCCTCCTGGCGGCTTGGGGATTCCGTTCCCTTGGGTTGGTGGCATCGCCGCGCTAGCTTGTTGCATTGCCATCGGCATTGGTGGTGGTACCGGCATAATATCGATGCGGTCTGTTACACCTAGCAAGTCGGCGATGATGCGTAGCAACTGATCAGGTCGTACAGAACCAGCGAACATCGGCGAAGAAGCCAGCGTACTAAACTGCATGATCTTCTGTAGCTGGTCCGACTTCATCAATGCCTGGCTGACGCCAGTAAACTTGAAGTCAAACTGACCTTGCAATGCTTCAATGCGCTCCTGAATCTGCATCTGCGACAGGATCGCTCCACGCTGCGGACCGAGCATACGCTCGAAATTCGGGTTGCTTGTATTATCGATGAATTGCAACGCGAAGCCGTAGATCATCTCAGCCGCTTCTCGGCCAAGCTGTTCAAGATTCTTGCCCATCGTCTCGAAGATGGCCATACTCTGACCAGTCTTGATTTGGACTTCGCCTTTAGTTACTTCGGCACGAGAACCCGGCAAGCCTACTGCGTAGTCGGTGATGAAGTTGCTGTTCTGACGGTTCTGGTCAATGTAGTTCAATGACGCCAGCACTTGGTTTGTATCGACGTTGCCGACTTCGGCAGGAATCAACGCCTTTTCGTGACCGTGCTTGACCCACAGCTTACCAGGGAAGTGTTCTAGGTCTTCCCAGTCTACTAGAGCATCCTGGTTAACTTCAGTAGGCTTGTTGACCGTCCAGTTCAGAGAATCGGCCCACAACATGAATACGTTGCTGAACAACGTGCTCAGTGCTGCGTCTTGCTCAACAATACCACGACCTTCGAATCGGAATGGGTGTATAATGGGGGTAGAAGCTAGGAACGGCCACTTGCGACGACCCGTCGATAGATCAGTCTGCCACAGCGGATTAGGATGCGGACCAAACACAATCTTGTCGTGCGCGTGAACCATCAACGCATTAGGATAGACAACATCACCGTTCTCATCGAGAACGTCTAGCCAACCCTCGTCCACCAGATACGGCACGCGGAATTTGTGCGCCTTGCCGGTCTCATAGAACTTATCGCGCTCTTCTATCTGGACGGTGGTCATGAAGTCACCTGTAGCAGGAGTCTTCGTAGCCAACAGCGAATCAATTTTCGCTTTGTCCCATCCAGCAGCCGCCATAGCCTTTAAGGCAGGACGGCCCTTCCATTCAGAATGGTAGAGATAAGAGCCGCTGAAATTTTCGCGGGGGCGAGATTCAGGATCACGGCGAATGTTCCACGGCATAACCGTATCTATCGCCATGAAGCTGTACTCAGCATTCGAGAACGCAGGTTCTGGTCGATTCATCTGATCGAAACTGAGTGAAGACAACACAGGAACGAGAGTCGTTACCCAGCGGAACTTCAGATAGCCAGCAACACCTGTGATGAATCCAACCTTCGCTGCATCAGCAAACTTGTACGGGAACTTGGAACGATCCATCAACATGCGAATCAGCGGACGCCAGATACCAGCTAGCTGAATGTCGCGTTCGTCAGCACCTTCCATCCCGAAAGAGTCAGGCGTGTCAAGAAGGGCGCGCTGAATAAGCGACGTACCTTGCTCAACAGCACTGAAGACCTTAGGCACCCAAATCTTGGCCTGCCAGTCTTCCTTGTCCGAGAAGTCGACTTTATTCTCCCACAAGTCCCACCAATACTGCCACTGGCGGCGCAGACGCATTTGTGCGTCTTCCGAAGCCTTCTTCTGGAACTTGACTAGCTCGACAAGATGCTGTTCGTTCAGCTTGATGGCAGCAGAGAGACCTTCGGCAGCAGCCCGAGGATCGTTCCGTTGCTCATCTGCGTCTGGTGCTCTAAGCGCCATTTGGTAGTAATCTCATCCAGTCACTAAGAATAGGTTGACGGTCTGGTCCAAGTGCAATCCAGCAGGACCACCAAGTACCATTATCAGCACAAGCAAAAACTGCTCTCTTCCCCTGTGCATGTTCAAACCACATAAACCCAACAAGTTTATCCGGCGTACTTGCCATCCACTACTTAATTCTTCTCCGATTCTTAAAGTCTCTCGGACATCGTTTGGTAATCTTCAGGACAAATTTCTTTGCCATCGATATGGCGGAATGTCTTGTGCCACTTCTGACACTTCTGGCAGAACCGTTCGGTAGCCTTACGATTTCCGGCCATCGGGGTCACACGAGGCTTAGTCAATGTTTCATGACTGATCTTAGCCATTATTTACGTCCCGTGCCAAGTCGACCGCTTGGACCTGCCGCACCAGCATGACCGCACTTGGGACTGTACTTATCGATCACTTCGAGACACTTGCAGCGTGGACACCAAACAGTCGCCATTAGATAGTTCGTCCTGTCAGATTCTGATATCCCGCTCTACGGTGTTTGTAGAACGGGCTCTTGAGTTTGAGATTAGCAGGTTTGTTCCGTGTGACGAAGTTGTGTTTTGGCGATACGTAAGCAGCAACACGTTCCTTAGCTGCACTGTTTGGCGTGGGACCGATACGTTCTCGTTCGCCGAGCATCGGCTGAAAAGCTGTCACTGCGATTCCGCATGCATCGACCAAATCCCATGCCGCCTTTTCAGTCGGCACAGCCATCATGGAGTCAATCAAATCTTTCTGATTTGGCGCAAATAGAATCGTACCATCTTCAACGAAAGGCGACCAACGATTCGCACGACGCAACTTGTCGCCGTCTGGCTTTTGTAACTCCACCGCAACCACCAAACCACGTTGACGCATCTCCCGCTCTAGGATTTCCTTGAGCGATCTTTGAAAGGCAACGTCTTCGACAACGATTGACCGTGCTTTGTAGAGTTTCGCCATCTTGAGAATTCGGTCAGCCTGTTCGTATGCCGACCAATGACCAGCTTCCGTAGATAACACAAGAAGGTGACCACGCAAATCAGAGGCAACGCACTGCCCAATAGCAACGAAAGCACTGCGAGACGAACGAGGATCGTCAGAAATCGCGGGATCAACACCGATCTTCACTACCATTCCCTCAGAAGGGATGTGGTCATAGTAGTTGATCCAGGACGCGTTAAAGGGTTGTAGGTCTGAGTATTCGATCCATTCGCCGTCTATGAAACGTCGCGCAAGAGGAGTGCCGTAACCAAACAAGCGATGCAGACGATCATAATAGCCAGGAGTGAGGTTATGAGCATTCTCTTCTTTATCGACCAATCGAAGCTTAAAATCTTCGAATGGGTTTGCAGGAACGCCGGAGCCAGAGTAACCGAATGCTTTAGCAATCCAATGTGACGGACTTGGAGGGTTACCCGTCATCCAAGCCATAGGCGTAAAGCCCTTCTGACGGCCTACGCGCGAGAGCACCATCCGGAACAACTCTTGGTCGATACCCGGTTCACGAGTTGTTCGCTCGGATTTGAGAGCCAAGCCCCCCTGTGGTTCATCGAAGAATGCAGCAGCAAGATCGAGGGAAAGAACGTTGTTAATGTCATCTTTGTCATCACCGGCTCTGAACAGAATCTCCGCAGGCTTGTTCGGATCGCCAGTATTCAAGTAGAAGATTCTTCGTGCTTTGGCGTATGTACCTGCGATTCTGTCTGGCAACCAATCCAAGAAGGTAACTACAGTCGTGTCCAGCAAAGCGGGGTATGAATCTCGGATGATTGCGATACGGGCTCCCGGATACGCTTGACTGTAGAGCCACGACTTGATTACTCCTGCGGTTGACTTGCCGGTACCAAGCGGTCCGTAGAGTCCGCAACAAAAGGTTGGGTCTTGAATGAAGTCGGAAGAGACAGGTCCTGGCTTGTAGTCAATGACAAGTCGTTGAGAGTTTCCTTGTCCTTCGATTCTGCTGGGCATTCGATCACCTTGGCGTCTACCTGCTTCAGCTTCGCAGGATCGAGAGTGCCAGTAAACACAATTGCGATTTTGGTAGCTTGCGATTCCTCGCCAAGTTCCCGAGTCAGCTTTGCTGCAAGTTCTAGCATGCCGAGGGTAGATCGGCTACCACGTAGGAGACGCTCAATGGCGTCTTCTAGCAGATCGGGACGCGATCTGACGACACGCTCTAGTGCACGACGAACCGATACTTCGGTCGGCGCGTTGGGATCACGCTTAGGGCGTCCAAGCGGATTGCCCGATTTGCCGGGCTGGAACGGCATTACGCGCCGCCGTAACCTGGATCAGCACCGTATGTCATTTCACCTTGCGTGCCAGTCGTACCCGCCTTTTTGCGAGTATCAGACAGCATGGCACGATTAATTACATCTTGTCCAGTCTGCACGCGTTCTGGTGTTTCTCTGATCTGTCGATCTAGTTGATTAGCCATTAGTAGCCCTAGTTGTGTGTCTGACCAAAGATATTGGCTTCGAGTAATTGCTGATAGAGATTATGAAGCACAGATTTACGCTCCGGAGCCTGACTCGGATTTCGTTGAAACTCACGAGTAGGACTCAATCGCGCTGAAAAGGAACCGGCCCCAGGTTGTAGGACTTCGTTGAGTCCTTCACCGCCTGCCCGGTACGGGATGGTAATGTCATCGGCAAAGTCAAGTCGCTCAGATGCAGCTTGTGGTGATTCCGTTCTACCCGGTTGGCCTTTCAGCCACTCACGAATCGTTGGGCCTGGTTCGCCGCTGCTCCACTTCGGACGGTACTTTGACAGCACTGATTTCGCACTAACCACCGGATCGCCCATACCACCGCGACCCATCTGTGTCAATTTCGCCAGATTAGCGATACCAGCGAGACGGCCCTCGTTCTGCGCAATGTCCAGAGACTGACCAACACCCGGACCCGTACGAACCGCAGACTCAGGCGTAGACGGATCAAAACCCGGAGGTACCGCACCAGAAACAAGACGATCCAACAGATCGCGAAGAGACATACTTCCAAAACCAGTACCAGGCATTGGTTGTGGCATAGTCTATCTCGCAGGTCCTGTCACAAACGGCATCAAATCACTAAGATTGCGAATGCCAGTATCGGGTTCGTAGTGTTGCAGCAGTCTATGCAGATGGCTTTGGTTAAGATTCGTTGGGTCGTTTGTAGCACCAAGCGGTGCATAGCCAGGATAGCCTGGACCACCGCGCGAGAAGTACTTCAAGAAATCTGGCGTGTATTCGCGGGCCTCGATAGGCTCCTTGCCAAATGCACGACGATATCTACCAAGCGTATTCGCTGTTGTCCGGCTCGCCACATCAGCTTGGGCTTCCAGCGTTGGCGCGGGCACAGACACGACACCAAGTCCCTTCGTTGGCCCTTCAGGGCCTTCGACTCTAGGACCTTGCTCAACCATTGCAAGTGCGCGCAACATGCCGGCATCGATACCATGCTGTTTTGCAGCTTGGCGCAGCAGCGAAATTTCGACAGGCGACAATCGACGACCAGTTGCGATTTCCGATGGCTCGCCTACAGAAACAGGAACCCCTGATCCGATCTGAGGGTTAGAGCGTAGCAGATCGGACAAGCTGGGATTCCAACCAGGGACATTTCCCATCCGCGAACGAGTCGCTGCTGCGTTGACAGCAGTTGGAATGTCTTTGTATTCGGAACGCTCGAATTGGTAGATTGGGTCTAGTACAGAACCACGACGCGAGCGAGTCTCAGCATCTGGCCCATATACGTTCACCGCACCGGTAGGCGTGCGGCCTGTGCGGCTACGCTCGTGACCCATAACTAGATAATTCCGAGTCTACGAAGTAGCTCCAACAGATTCGTTGCGCCTGGCTGCTGCTGCGCGCCTTGACGGCGAGCATCCTGCATCATACCAGTTTCAGGAACCGTGAACGGCTCTTCTTGAATTGGCGCGTTTGGACGTGGGTTACGTGAATAGTTCGGATCACGATTCACGGCCAGAGCTGGATTACGCGGGTCCATTGCATCACGAGGATTAGACGACAAGTCTGAACCCAGAAATTGATAACGACTAAGACCCGGCATTAGACTCTCCGAATAAACACTTCGATAATTTGGTTTCGGTAATCTTTGAGTCGAACTATTTCATCCAAACCAAACTGTGACTCAAAGGTAATTGTTGCTTCACCGTCTGCGTTGAAGCTGACTTTTCCGAGGTAAGCGAGGAACGATAAAGGTCGAGCAGCATCCTCGCTTGGTGTACTGACATCACCGCCAACCCCTGATCTATCGGCTCTCCGTCCTTGATCCAGAAGATCAGTGAAAGTTTTACCGGTGACGAAATCTTCGACAGCGCTGCCACTAACCATTTCGGCAAGACTTTGCGGGTCTTGACTTCGATGTCCGCTACGTCGAGGTTCACGTCTGCGCCTTGCTTCTTGTACAGTCGCTGACGCCGACGCTTGCCCCCTAAGAGTTTCGCGGTCGCGTACTCGTTCGCTTTCCAGGATTTCATTATCCATCTACGGGACATCCGTCTGCGTGCCTGACTTCGCCCAGCAGCGGATCATACTTCCCGCCGCAAATGCAATCCATTACTTTTTCTTATGCTTAAAATATTCGACCTCGCGCAGATGTTTTTCTGCTTCTGCACGAGTCTTGAACTTACCTAAGTTCTTACCGGCTTCTGACACAACCTGGTAATTAGACTTGTTCTTGCGAATCATTGCCGATAACCTGAATAGCCTTCGCCGCCACCACACAGATTATACGTTACGTTCGGTTGGTAATAGGGATAGTAGTATCTGTACTGTCCGCAGGTTGGGCATCGATTGCATGTGGGACACACACCGAAGACACCGCCAGTAATTCCACCCGTCTGCTGATTGGGTTGAACTTGCACGTAGCCGCTGGTTTCAGCCTTAGGCTGTTCTTGAGAAGAGTGATCGCAACTCATTAGCTGTGAGATAGAACGCCAGTTGAACCATCTACGGTTGCAGCAGCGTAGGTACCAGGAGCGCCAGTTGGCGTGCCCTGACCAGCGGACGTAAGCTTAGCCGTAATCAGGTAGCTCGTCTCCCAACCAGCAACATCAGGGCTACCGTTCTCGACTACACCCTCAGTACGACGAAATACGTGTACGCTGTTGTCATCGATGATGTGGAAGATTCCCTTATTGTCATAACTTACTTGGTTTGCCATTACTCGTCTCCTAAAATTCTGGTAGGTGGTAGTCTATCGAGGAACAGGTCTTCACCGCACTTGAAACAGGAATACCGCTTGATGTTGCCTTTGGTTCTGTATGCTTCGTAGTCATCATGCCGCCACACATCTTCTCGGCAATTAGGACAAGGACAAATCGTGAAGAACTGCATACGCTATCTTTGGAACTTATACTTTCCCAGCGATGACGCAGTTTTGAATACACGATCTTGCGGTGACGCATTGCCGACGATATCCTGCTGCATCTCTTCCCGAAGCTGCTGCATTAAATCATCCAGCTCCATCGGGTCCATCGGGCGTCCTGGGAATTCCTGCATCGGCTGGCCAAGAGGCCCGGACCCCATTCCGAAGTTCTGGTTCATCTGCTCGTCAAGCCCCATGATCTGTTGCGCTGCGGGCTCGGTATCGGTCATCGTGCCAGGAGTAATAGTCATTGGCACGTTACGCCCCGAAGGGCCTCGTTGTGGCATCGGCACGTTCTGGCCCGGGATCGCTTCTTCCTCGCCAGCGCCCAGCGGCAGGTTCATGTAATCCATGCCGGTCGGAGGCTTCTGGCGAAGGCGTTGGAACACCTGCCCGATACCCATGCCTGGGCTAGGCTGCTGCGACTGCAGCGGTGGAACGCCCGTACCGAAGTTCGGACCAAACGGGGTGATAGGCGCTGCCATTAGATCATACCCCTACTACGACTCATACCTGCTTGGCGATAGCTGCCAAGACCTCTCGGTCTTACGTCGCGTAGCGAACTAGTAGCCGGAGGCGCAATAGGCCGAGGCATTAATTCTGGCGCTTGAGGCGTAGCGCCCGGAGCGATTGTCTCGCCAGTTGAAGCGCCCATCAAGGCTTCTTCGTCCTGACCCGCTTCGCCACCACCCATGAACGTAGCACCAGGCACGTTCTGAGGCGCGTTTAGGCTCGGGTTGAATTCTGGAATACCGCCCATCATGCCGCCCGCAGGATTACTCGGGTTGCCCTGCATGCCACCACGGCGCATCTGCGCCATACGCTGGCCCATCTGGCGAAGCTTAGACAATCCAGGAAAATCTACCGAGGTGCTGAGCATTCTGCCCTTCCGTACTCAAGTCCGATTTGGTACGCTGTATTCCAGGTATCGTGAGCAGCATCGGCTCGACCTGCGTCGAGTCCGTGCCGATAAGAAAAAGTACCTACAGTCAATGTAATAACCAGCATACAGAACACAACCACCAGCCCAACCGGGCTGATAACATCACGTTCCGATCTGCTTTCTGCCGAATTTGTCTTCACAGTTCCATTATACCATGTCTGACACACCGAGTCAAGAACTTTCTTAATACCCCAATACTAACAGTAAGATAACCAGAGGCCAACTAGAACATACCACAAAGATCACGGACATTACGACGCGTGCTTGTTTCATGTTTCTTTCCTCTCTCATACTCTCTCCTATCTTCGTATAAACTTATAAATACTTGTAAGCTAGTAAGTACGAAGTACTTACGTTAGCTTATATACTTACAAATACTATATATGCTTATATACTTACTATATGCTTATACTCTTAGTATAACACAAGCCTGACGGCTTGTCAAGCAGAAACTGACGAACATGCAGGGTCGGCTCAAACAACAGAAGCGAGCCGCCGACCCTGCTGACACTTAGCTGGGGCTTTAGCCCCAGACTATTTACGCAAGAAATGCTTGGGTATTTCTCGGTTAATTCCCCCTGCAAAGGGGAAATTCCCCTCGAAATACGAAATAATTCTAATAGCTCATTGCTAATTCAATATTATTACTACACAAGAACTTTGCCAATCATGCTCTTATACTATGTGCTAATAACTATAGTAATCATACTTATTAGAATGGCGATTATACACAGCGCTGCCGCGCTGTAATATCCGCCTGCAACACTCGTATTACAACATAACGCAGCGATCTCGAATCGCCAAAAAATTTCTCTGACTGCTCCCACGAGCGGGCGTGCCCGCTTCCCGGTTTCCGCTTCCGCATCACACACATGCGCGTACACGCGCGCGCGCATCTCAGGCCAGAGGCGCGCATGCGAGCGCGCTGGGGTCCAGGGCGCGCGCGGTCCTTTGAGCGATCCCGGGTATTAACGCAATGCGTCGTTATTATTGACGCGCTGCATTGTGAATATAATGCGGTGCGCATTCGTCTTATTCTCGTCACATGGGACCATGCGATTAGAGCGTGCGTGTCAACATTGTTGACAAGTTGTAATCGGGTGAATAAGCGGCCCCTGAGGGCCGTCTTACATGGGCAACGGGCAGGCAGACTCGCGGCGTGCAGTCGCGCTCAGACAGGGGCGCAGAAAGGAGCACACAACACAATGGCGAAGATTTCAGAGAAAGAGCAGGCTGCGCTGGACGCTCAGGCTGTCGAGCTGTATGGGCGTTTCGAGGCAGCCGTGGCTGAGGTAGCGCCCGAGCGCGGGCCGAAGCGGGCCAGGGCGATCAGACTGGCCGCTGATCTAATCCGCTCGGGGTATTCGCTCCGCAAGGCTGCCAAGCTTGCGGGCCGCAAGCCTGACACGTCCTACGACCGCTATTTCGTGGTCGCACGGGCGCTTGAGGCTGACGGGCAAGACAATGCTGTACCCGTCCCTGACGGGTTTGGCAACTGGCTTGACGCTATCGCGGGAATGGCGACGTACAAGCTTGTGGAGCATGTCAAGGCCCACAAGTCGCCTACGGCGCTTGCCCCAGCGGACAAGGCGATGCGTAGCGCGGTCAACGCCGCGCTTAAGTCGCTTGAGACGCTGATCTCGGGCAAGGCCAAAGGCAAGGCGATCATCGGGCTAGCGGTAGGCAAGGCTGCGCTCATCGCGTATGTCCAGGCATGGGCGGACGCGGGGTGCAGCATCAAGGGGCTGGATAGCATGACACTGCCAGTCCTGGACGCGGAGGGCAGGGAGATCACCGCTGCAATCAAGGCGGGGCAAGACGTACAGGCGGCGCTCGCGGACATGATGCACGCGGGTGTCCCTGGCGTGCTGCCAACCATGCAGGACAGCCCGGTAGTCGAGACGGGTGAGGTAGCGGACGAAGCGGCGTAGGGACGAAATAGCAAGCAGCCGGGTCGCTGGTACAGGGCCCGGCGCTTTGCCATGTCTGCATAAGCCCGGTACGAGGCAAGGCTAGCAATCCCGCGTAGATGCGGAGTATGCGCCCCCTACGGGGCAGGAAACGCATAGGGTGCTATGGGCTAGCGCGCGGTGGCGCGGTGAGGGGGCGACCCACTGCCAAGTTTGAGCTGTCAACATTGTTGACAGGCGAGGGTAGCGCATACTACCCGTGGTAGGGTTTCAGAAACCGTCTATATGTAGTATGCGGAGGCCAGTAATGTACGACACCGAAGCGGCAGTCGGCTATTTGTTTGCATTCATTACGCTGTGGGTGTGGCTGAACTCCGAGTTTGGCGACAAGTAGCCAACGGCGTAGCCCATGGCGCGCGTATCGCCCGAGGTACTAGCAGCGCGTGAACGCATGTTAGCGGAGCGTAAGGCTGCCAGCGCGGCCTATATTCAGTCGCTCCGCGACTACAAACCGCAAGCACGGTATACGCGCGAGAAATTCGTGCCTGAACGCAGCGTCGGTGCGCCGCCTAGGCCGCGTATGGATGGTGTAGTAGGAACAAGTGTAATCGCATCGCGTGCATGGCGCGGTATTAAAATGACTGCGAACACGAACGCCAAGCCCCTAGGCGGGCCCGGAGATATGCGTATCCAAGGCAAGCGCCTTGAATCGCAGTGGGTGGATGAGGCAGCGATTGAGACTAGGTTGCTCAGGGCCTCATTGCCCACCGTAGACCACGCACTGTGCGATGGTTGCGGATTCCGCATCGACTTATGCAAGCATGAGTACTACAACATGCGGGACGGGAGAATGCTGTGCGAAACCTGCGGCGCATAGTTGTATTGATACGCGGTTTCCATTGCTTGTCCTGCTTATGTCGCAAAATCTACAAATAGAAGGGAGGTGACAACATGAAAAACTACATTCTAATCGTGGCTGCTTTATTCGCTCTGGCTGCGCCTACCGCCGTGATCGCCGAGGATGGCGACTACACGGTGCGTCCGCGTCCCGGTAGCACGGTGGCGGCGGATTACTTCCGCACCGACGACGGCAGCACGACCAACTTCGGACGGGTGGAGGACATCGGCGTACTGTCTTACGGTGCGATCATTCCGCTGTCGCAGGAGTCGTCAGTGGAGCCTTTGTCTGAGGCTTCAGTCGAGCGCCCGTAGTACGCGCAGTGCACTGCCCGGCCACATGCTTGTAATAGGTGTGGCTGGGCGCATTGCTGTTTAACGCGGTATGTTAGACGCAGTGCATGATGTCAACAATGTTGACAAAAGAGGGTGCAATAATGAACGTTGAACACATGATGGAGTGGATAACTGCTCTGCGCTCCGGCAAATACGAGCAGGGGCAAAAGGCGTTGCGCGTAGGCAACAAGTTCTGCTGTCTAGGCGTCGCGTGCGATTTGTACGACAAGAACGG